TAGCGAGGAGAATAGGTCTAACCATTAATATTTTCTACTCTTTCGGAAATTTGGCTTTAACTGCCGTCCATTGGCCGACGATCCCATCAAGGTCAGCGGGGAGATCAAAAATAGGCGCAAGCGCAGACTTGAGGTCATTTAAGCTATCTGCTGTTAGCTGGATAGTCCCCGGCGTTACAACATCATCAGGATCGCCTTCGACAGCAGCAGAGGTGACAATGTCAGGTAATTGTTCAATCGTCAGACCATCAACAGCGTCAGCCACTGCGCTTTGCTTCATGCGAATGGAGGTGGCCCATTTGAGAATAGCGTCAGCCTGGTCGCCCATTGGCAGATTTTTGTTAAACTCCTGCCTCCGCAGTTCAGCGTAATCGTATCGATCATCCCCAGGCTGCGGATCGGGCGGTGGTGGAAGTGCTGCACCTCTTTTATGTTCAACGATCCATCTGCCGTCTTCAAATTTCGGAGCAGACTGCCCAAGATTTCTTGGGCCTTCACCGACTGTGACGGTTTCAATGCGACGGATAAAATATTCATTGCCGCTTTCGTCATGGAGTTGTTCGTCTACCCTAGCGTTAGTTGTAATTCCACCGTCAGGTCGTTGAACAGCCGATAAATTGTTGATTTTCTTCACCAGCGTGTGGCTGGAGTCTTCAATAATGTACGTCATAATTATCTCGCTTTCGCTGGAGTTCCTGATTTGTTGACTGTTGGTGTGCCCCACATGCCGTAGATGTAAGTCTCTGCCGCATTAATGGCGTTATCAGTAGTCCTGAGTTTAATACCGGGAGAGATGAAATCCACATCCTCTGTACCAGCGCCACTTTCCGTCTGTGTTTGGTCGGGGTACATTTGGTTAGTTGCGCCAGTATTGCCGTCTTCTGTGGCTGACCTCATCATAGACCATTGTTTTACGCCGTCGATTGATTTGAAGATAACGGAATTAGCGTTGGTCCCCGTATTTAATACCGGCCCCGTCGGAGAATTATTACCCTCATAACTCCCAAATGCGCTGTAGCCTTCGACAGCTTTAAAACAGTAAAGTGTGATCGCCGTGGATGATTTGTTGACGCTTTGATAAGTGCCAATCGTAACTACTGTGGGGTTGGGTGCTGTGTCTTGCCAAACTGTGGCGTCTGTAGACTGCGCTGAGGTCGCATCTAGACGCAAGGTTCCTGTCCAGCCTGCGCCAGTGTGTCCACAAATGCTTGTTTCAGCAGCGTCAGCAAATGCCATAACAACGTCAGCACCACTAAGACCATGACCTACTGTAGCATTAACGCCTGTTCCGGTGTAGTTAACGATGGAGAATTGTGTCGTAGAATTAGCTGATACTGTGGTAGTAATGGGTGTCCCTTCAGTATTTTCGGCACCACCAGCGTCCCCTGCTCTATGGCATTCAACGACATAATTATCAGCCGCAAGCGTTGACCCAAGAGTGATAGTCGTCCCGCTGACCGAAATGATATTAGCATCTGTCTGCTGTGTGTCCCCCACGGTAGAGGTTCTATAATATTTATCGTAGCCATTAAGACCATCTATCCAGAACCACGCCTCACTACTATCACGGTTCTTAATTATAAACAGCGTGTCATAGGTATCGGCGTTCCAACCAAGTGTGAAGAAGTTCTCGTAGAATTGTATCTCACCACATCGAACATTGCTGGCGCTAGAGGTTGGGACAAAGGCTACCCAATGATAGCGGTAAGCGGTAGTCGTGATAATACCATCTGAGACATCATAGGATTTAGGCTGACTTGCTACTGTTGAATTAAACGCAGCAGATGAAAACAGAACTGTCCCATCTGTTGCATTAGAGGGCGTACTGTCCGAGCCGTAAAGATGTATCCTACCTTCTGAGGTGTTATCGAAATAACCAGCGTTATTTACGTCCCAGACATCGAACCTGTTAATGGTCCTGGAAACACCAGAACCCCAATCTTTGCCAGCAAACGCATCCGTTACTGTACCCCGCTTTGCGGAGCTATTACCATTATCATCTGAAACCGTTGTATCATCAAATGCATTAGCGAGAGCATTACCAGCCGTAGAATCAGTCATATCACCAATGACTGTCCCGGCTCCGTAGGCTATGTAGTCATTATTAACTAGCTCCACCTGATGATGCTCCGCTGGATCGAAAGTCAGGGCGGTCATGTTGGCTGTGCAAAGAGACAGTGCATTTGTAGGAGGCGCATAGTCAAAGTCACCATAACCATTGTCATCTGCATTGCCGCCGCTACCTCTCGGAGATGTACCCCAGTTACCCTGAAAACTAGCCGTTTGGTTATTCATTCCGATCATCGGGGACCAGGCCCCGGACATTCCGGTTAATTGCTCACGCCAAGACCCGCCATTAACTCTCATAGAGTACTCGCCGCTCTCTAGATCTAGATGGTTGCATACTGTATCGCCCGAAGATAGTCCACTGCCGTACCCCTGCGCCCCACCACTGGTAGAATTAGTTGTCGTGTCTGCGTTCAGGGAGCCATTATAGTTGTGGACGCTATATAGACCCCCGGTATTAATTTCGAGGATACCAAACATATCGCCCCATGCCCCCTGGGTGCCAACCGTATCCTCCCAATACCATTCGCCCTCTGAAACTTGCATAGTCGTGCGATAATGCATATCACCTGTGCCAGAGGCTAGACCCGCCTCGGTATTGCCATTAGCAACCGTCCACACACCCGTACCAGCGTGAAGTGGCTCACTATTGCTAGCAATAGTACAAAAATTGTTAGTCGGCGAATCAGTCACTTGGTCAGCCGCAGCAAGGCCGCTGTCTGTGAAGTGATTGTCATTACCTGAAACGTCAGTGCCAGCGCCGTTACCTGTTCCAGGGGCTGTTGAGAAGGCTAAGAGGAAACCATTCGCTCCAAACGTGAGGCCAGTTACGTCTATGGGACGCCATTCACCCTCGTCGTCAAATTCTCCTACATGGCTCATATCTGTGGGCGCTTCACCGTCTTGGACTATGTATTGCGAAAAGTACCCATCGTGATAGTAATTAGAACCATCGGCATTGGCACCAAGAACAGCCGTTTCGCCGCTTTTAAGGAATAAAACATCAGTGCCGGTACTCGGTTGTGTTTCCGTATCAAAGTCAGTTTCTCTAACACCATTAACCCAGATTTGAAAACGATCTGCTGATGTGCCATTGTCAATATCAACGACATACATGACATGATACCAAGAAGTCGGGTCACGAAATTGCCTAGTTGTGATTATCTTCTTCCAAGAAGCAGATTGCCACATTGTTATGGATAATCTTTGATTTGTGTCGTAACCAGCATGTATCCTTCCATCGACTGTCCCCGTATTGCAGGTCCAGTGGTACATGTAATCAACAACATTGCAGGGTTTAAACCACAAGATGACTGCAAACTGTCGGGCGTCAGTGGGGGCGCTCCCCCACGTTTTCGACATATAGGGGTTGTCGTCGTCATTAAACCGTACTGAATTATCCACCTCGTAACCGCCAGCAGCACTTCCACCAGCGGCACCCGCCATGGCTTTGAGTAAATTTGTCATTACGCGAACGCCGCTCCAACTAGTGCGCCATTCCAGATTGTGCCGCCATCGACAGTCCAAAAAACTAACCAATCGACGCCTGAAGTCGTTAAGGTTGGGGCTGATCCTCCGGCCCAATCAACTGATGACGGCCAGTTCACCGTCTGACTTGCACCATTGGTCAACCCTAAGGTAAACCCACAGAACTCATCTGAAGCCGTAGGATTACTAAAGGTGAAGGTGTTGGCTGAAGTATCCACAGTGGCAGTAACTGAGTTACCAAGTTCTATATCAATGTCCTGGGTACCACCACCTGTGCCACCTATGGCATTAGTAGTCACACTGTAATCCGTAAGTTGCATAAGTGACTGAATGGCTGTCCAATCCTGTGCCGTATCTAACTTGGCAGTATCTGAATCGAACTGTTGGAGAGTAACACCAAGGTCCGTCGAGTCATACTTAGAGTTTACTGCAGTTTGGACACCTGAGAACTCAGTATTAAAGTCATCACCTGAGATGATCTTATTAGCGTCCCCATCACTTAGAGCGTCCTTGCCTGACCATGCTATTGCGGGTGTAAAATCAGTCATTTCCTATTTCCTTTATTATCTAGATATAAACTTAGCTTGTCCATAAAGTGCTTTGGAGTCACCAAATAAGAAAGGTGACCTTTGCTCCTGTTTCCTGTCGGACAACATCATGAATATTTTTTGTCTTGACCAAGCAGGGGTCCTTTCCTTAGGGAATGGCTTAAATGCTGGTTTAGTTCTACCTTTACGCATTATAAGCCTCTAACTTCAGACTTCCATCTGAGTAAGTTACGTTTTTGAGCCTTAGTGGGACCTTCTCTAGTGGACTTCTTCTTAGACTTCCTTGCCTTACGTACTTTAACTGGCTTACCTTTAAAATGACTCATTCCCAGAACCTCACACCATGTTCTTTATTACGCTTCCGAACTAATTCCAAAAGCTTCTCACGTTCCTCGTCCCAAATGTCCTGTAAAGAGCGAGTATCGACCTTAGGTTGATCCTTAATAAGACGAGCTATGGAACCTCTAGGTGTCTTAAGTGCCTTGGTGCTTGTCTTCTTACGGCTATCTAAGTGATCAAATAGACCACCTTTGGGCATTTCAATGGCCTTTGTAATGGCCTTGAAGAAGCTGTCCTTACCCTTAACCTTTGTTCCACCCTTCTCTACGTCTGGTTTTTCGTAGGATTGATCAGTGACTTTATCTAAGTTCTCGTCGTTAACCAGTAGATCAAGTATTTTCTCAAGACCTTCCGCCTCTTCACCGAAGTCATTACTCTGTTTAAACTCTAAAGCATTGGCTTCCTGAAAGGACTGAAGTTGTTCTGAAGTTGCATTGGGATTCAATGATTTATAAGTCTTCTCCACAAGGTCCATATAGAGCTTTTGTATCTTACCTTTAATCTTTTCAAGTTCAAGATCATAGGAGGTATCATTAAAGACTGATTCAAGTGTAATTGTCATTTGATTTCCGTCCAGTGTACTTAGGGTGTGTCCTAGTGGAAGTCATTATACGTAGCTTCTAACTCCATTACCTTCAATTTCATGCTCTCTGGCAAACTTGTCCTCACCCCATACTAAGTGTAAAGCAGGGGTAGATAAAGATTTTAATGCTTTAGCACCACACTTGTCACACTTAGTGGGATCATTACAATCAGCCATGTGTCTAAACTCTTCCTGAATATGGTCGCATTTCTTACATGTGTAGTTATATGTCGGCATTATGCTATCAACTCCATATGGGTAATAGTGTCGTCATCTAGATGGAAGTGTTTACAACCATCAAATCTCATGTCTTCTTTATTTAACTCAAGAAGATTAGGAGGGTCTTGAAACTTAGTGAGGATGTCTTCCGCTGTCTTAAGTTCCTCTAAGTTCTCCCAACTATCTACGTAATCAGCAATGATAACAGGAAGTTCTAAGTTGTTCTTTTGTGCTATATAGAGCCTTGAAGTTCCATATCGGGAGAAGGTTCCCTCATCTATTGCTTGGCAGAAAATAGGGTTCTTAAATCCCTCAGTCAATATGGAGTCTTCAAGTCTACTATAATATTGCCACTTAGTTTCGAGTTTCTTAAACCAAGAGGCCTCTGGTTTTACTGGGCGAGACCCATAGTTTCCTATAGGATCACCGTAGTTAGGATTTAGGACTAGGACACGATCTGAAATAAGCCCACCAGGGATTACTCCAAACCGTATCCTATAGTCCCTATTCATCCTAGGTGCTAGGTACAACGAAGGCAACGCCAGCGTTATTCCGTAGTTCACCTACACCATAGATGCAGTCAGAAGTGAAGAGGTCACCCAAGTACTCCTGTTTGTACTGCGTCTGAGAGCGAACACCAAGTTGCTCAACCAACGCCATCGCATCCTTATGGATCATAAGACCAACACGATGAACGGTAGAGGTGTCGGCGGCAGTTTCGTTGGCGCAGTTGGACGAAACGAATACGTCCATGCCATAGATACTACCAATCTTACCGGACTTGATCGCATTACCGTCACCAATGTACTGTTGTTCGGTGAAGCGGTTAATGCCCAACATGTCATTCGCAGCAATGGGAGGAATAACCATGCAACGATTGTCCATCGGTACGTCAGCATTATCAAGAAGCAGGATCAGTTTACGGATACCTGCATCAGTAATGTCTGAAGCATTACCAGTGTTGGTGTTTGCAGTCGGATCATAAGCCGTGACACCGTCACCACCAATGAACGCTGAAGTCCAAACGCCAGCACCTGAAGTGCCGCCCTGAAGGGCCTCAGACTGTGTGAACAGATCATCATCGATCTGGTTAGCCAACGCATAACCCGCATCGTCGGTATAGAACCGGCGCAGCGAGGACAAAGCCTGAACTTCAGCAATATCTTCAATCACTACGGAATATTCATAGTGTTTGTTAATGCTCAGGTTCACTACGGAGTGGGTATCACCCTGCAGCGTAACTTGAGTGTTGGCGGATTTAGCATTAGCAGAACCACGGACAGGGGCCGGGATATGAATCGTATCGCCCTTTTTGCCTTTGTGGTTAATCTTGGTGACTACATTACCAAGCACCAAGTTCTGCTTGTAGGAGGCAATAACTTCATCCGACCACAATTCGGGGATAAAATTAGCTGCCGTGGTTACGGTCTGTTGATTTGTGCCTAAAGCCATGATTAGCTCCTTTTTTCTTTATAGGCCTCTATTTAACCCTTCCGTCTGCATAGGCCGCTAGGATTTCATCCTGTAGGCTTTCATAACGAGAAGGATCGTTGGTTCGGAGTCTGATTAGATCAGCCCTACGGTAGATTTTCTTACCGGCTGTGGACTCTGAAGAAGTTCTCGACACACCTTTCCCCGCCTTAAGGGCTTGTTCTCGTTTCTCAGCTTTTGCATATTCCGCCTCGCTAGTGTTACTAATCAGTGAGCGTTCTTTCCAATTACCAATAAGTTCTCTCGCTGAATTAATATCATAGTTATGGGCCGAAACATATAACTGAGTGCGTATCGGGCTTTCTTGAACCCACTCCTGAAACTTAGGGTCACTTACGACCTGTAGGTAATCAGGATGCTCTGCTTCCAGTTGTTGAGTTGTAGCTTGGGCGCTATGCGCTCTTTGCTGCTCTTCAAACTGACGGAACTTAGGATGGTTCTCAATAGCCCTATTGACCGCTTGGTCAGGGTCATCAAAGAAATCAACCTCTTCTACTTCTTGTGTAGACGCACCGTTTGTTGGAGTGGTAAGTTGCTGTTGTAAGATACCGTCAGTTAGCTGTCTGAGTTCTCCAATTTCTTGACCCTTCCTACCTAATTCTTGTTCTAAGTGAGTATAGGAAGAAACAATTTCCTCCATGGACTTACCTTTGAACTTATCAGGTAGTTCTGACTCTTGAGGTTGTTCCCGTTCTGTGTCTACAGGAGCCTCTTGCTCAGTAATGTCATCAAACTGTTCTACTTCTTGATTTTTTTCTGTGGCTACTTCTGATTCTTCAACAACTACACTATCCATATTACTAATCCTCCGTCCTATTAAAGATTATGGAGTTAACATTTGCTGGAGTTAGACATTAAGTTCTAATTGATCCAACGCTAATTTAGTGGTTTCCTCTAGATTAACTATCATATTAAGGATTTCCACCTGTCCTCTCCTAAGGAAGAGGGTCTTCTCGTCGTCTATGGTTTGAATGTTTTCAAGTGACGTTGCCATGGTGGTTAACTCTTCCATGAAGAGACTCCATGCGTCACTATTAAACAAATCAAGACGCTTCTCTAAAAACTCTTGGTCCGTCATCTAGACCGTTCCATACGTGCCTTAGCTAGATTAAGGATTGTCTCTGACCTTAGATGATCAACCTCAGGGACATTACGGTACGTTTCGGACTGTACGTTCTGTGTATCCATCTTAAGTTTCTCAATCCTCGCCATCTTTTCGGCAAGGTCCATTTGGACTTCAGCCATCTTAATCTCTGGGTGATTACCTTGGGTCTCAGACTGTATCTTCGCTGCTTGAGCCATCTCCTTAGCAATACCTGCCTTCATCTCTTCAATTTCCATTTGGAGCTTCATGAGTTCCAACTGCTGTGCCATCTCCTGAACCTGTGCTTGTTTTGGATCAGGTTGTAGAGATTGCATAACGGCTTGTTTAAGTTCGTCCCTGTTACTTAAGGAACTGTTCTCAAAGATGGACAGAAGGAGAATACCAAATGCAGGTGTCCCTTGTTGTGTCATGGACAACAACTGGATCATCTGAGTCATCTCTAGTTCCTTAGCCATAATACCCATACTGGAGTAGGCAATGAATTTATAGTCCCCTGTGGGATACCTGGAGGGATCAAACTGTATGTATCTCCAAGCGGCCTTATTAATCATGGGGATTAAGAAGTTCTCTTGGAAGTTCATAATGGTACGCTTCTGGCGCTTAATGGACGCTGCCTGAAGCATCGACATCCCACTTGCCGTGGAGTTACGTGGGTTCGTAAAGTTACTTGTGGCACTGTCCATAGCACCAGTACCCATCTGAACCATACGTTCCATCTCACTGGCCTCAGTAAAGGTGGACTGTGCTATTTGACCAAAGTTTATAGGCATTAAGGTTTGCCTTGGGTCACCATTGGTCAAGATAGTCTTACCCGCCTTGACTTCAAACTTAACACCTCTTGGTAATCTAGTGGCGTCAACACCCATCATAGGATGGACAGTAAGAGCCATACCGTCAATACGCGCCCTTAATTCAGCGTCCAAAGCCTTCTGTGGATTGTATCCCTTCTCTGCGACACCTCTGCCCCAAAACTTATTGGGGACACGATCCAATTGGAAGGCCATAAATGGACGATCTCCCATTAGATACGGGTTCTCAGAAGCCTTCAAGACGGCGTAGTCGTTGGCAATAATAACTACTGCTTCGACTAATTCATCATCATCGTAATCAAAACTATCTCCAGTCGTGGACTTAGAGGCATCAAGGAACTTCTTAGGGACTCTCCCCCAGTACTCCGTAATCTTAACCTTATCGTCATCGGTCTCCTGAGAGTTAGTCTCCTCATCAAAGCCCATGTCGGCTGTATCATAACTGCCTATAGGTTTGTCCTCATAGATACCTTCTCTGATACCCTCTATAATCTCGTACTTAGGCTTGATGACTACCTGGGCAACGCCTAGGGCTTCATCAATACATGTAGCCGTAGGGTCTATGGCGAACTCTTTAGGTGTTAGGGACTCAACTCTGACCGTAACTTTGTCTTCCTCATACACCACAGTGTCCGTAGTGAGTGTATTGGGGATGGGAGACTCCTTGGCACTCTTTACTGTCTCTTCATCCACTCTAATCTTAGCTATACCTGTACCAAAGATGGCTGCATTAAGGATGGACTCAACTACTGCGTCCTTAACTTTAGCCCTGTCCAAGTCCTCCTGAAGATTCTTTTTGACTACCTTAACGTCAGTCTGATCCTGATCATTAATATCGTCCCTTAGGTCAAACCACTGTTCCCTGCCAAATACAGCTTCCTCTAGTTCAGCCACAATGGCCTCAATAGCTTGCTGTGTCGCAGGGGCAATAAGTTTGGACTTCTCTGAGTTATGTTGTTTATCCTCATGCGCCCAGATACCACGCCAGATACGATAGTATTCGTCCCAACTGTCACGGTAATTCGTATTCCGGTGGTCTTCCCACTGAGTAACTCTATCGACAACCCAAGAAGCGAGTGAGGCCTGAGGGTCATTGTATGCTAAGTCTTTATTGTTTGAACTCATTTAAATTAATACCCCGATACGGTGTCCATTGGTTCCCATTCCTCTAAATCTATTGATGTAGCGAAATCCGCTACTGAAACTTGGTCTATGTAGGCCAGTGAGTCAAGTAAGTCATCATGGGCCAAAGGTGAAGGAAAGTCAAGCATTTGTGAAACAAAGTGATGGTTCCAATCTGCCTTACGGAACTTGATCTTACCGTGTTCCATACGCCCCTGTAGCGCCCATACTATCCTGTCCTGCTTCTTCTTACCACCGTGGCTAACGTCAGTAATATTGACCCACCTACCACGTATTCTCATCTCGTCCTCTATGTAGGGCATAATGGCGTTCTTAAGAGCGCCTGACTCAATCCCTACCGTAGTGGCTTTTACGTCCTCCGCAATGTCCAAAATCTTACTGGCTGTCTCCTTAATACCCCATCTACCATGATGTATATCTTTGACTAACCATTCGTCTTGGACTATCTTAACTACACTTATTGCAGTTTCGTCCAGCTTAGAACTCTTTAGACCTCTGTCCTTATTGGCCTTCTCATAACCCGCCGGATCGACTGAGATGACATAATGCCCTTGGGTCTTTACGTCATCAAAATTATCTTCGTCTACGTATCTAACCCATTCTTCCCTAAAGACTCCTCCTGTGAAGGACTCAAATGTTGCCTCAAACTCTTGTCTGAAGGCTTGGGTAGACATATTCTTCTTTGCTGCTTCGATCTCCTTTGGGTCCAGAAAGGTATTGTCCGTCGAATTGAACTGAAATGCTTCCCACTCCTCTGCATTCTCTTCCTTCTGTGCGTCAACCCAAAGTTGCCAAAAGTGGTTCTTACCTGCAGGAGTCCCTATGAATAAAGCCTCACCCTTAACGTCAGCCAGAGTGGGCCTAAGGATCATCTCCCAGACCTCAGGCTTCATTGAGGCATATTCATCCATTACGACATAACTAAGACCTACACCTCGTAACGTATCTGGCCTGTCTGACCCCTTTAAGTATATCTTCCTATCATTAATCAGAGTAAGTGTTGCAGTATTCTCATGTGCCGACTTAATTACGTCCTTACCAACCGTCTTAAGGATGGACCAAAGGATGTCCTTGGCCTGTTGGAATGTAGGGGCAACATAAAATACGTCCTTATCTGTTGACTGTAGGGCCTTGATTATTAGGACCCATGCCGCTAAGTAGGACTTACCGAACCTACGACCACATGAGGCCACTTTGAACCTCTTTGGAGACTTAAATATCTCCATTTGTGCCTCATGAAGTGAGACTTTAAGATCAGCCATTGTCTAGGACTTCGCCCTCAATGATCTTAAACTCTTCCTCTTCCTTCTTCTCTATGGCCTTAACACCTTCAACTATGATATTAATACCTAGGTCCTGGTGGTCATGGGTAATCTCAACTGCCTTGGAAGTCGGAATAATTCTGTCTAGACACATCTTTAAACAATGTCGATCACCCTCAAGTGCCATCTCAATAACTTTATTGACAATCTCAGGACCCCTGTCCGACATTAACTTTCTGGACAACTTAGTGTATTTATTTACAGAACCCTTCTTCCTGCCTTCGGGATTCATAGGGGGCATACCTTTATAGAAATTAGGATTCCCCGGAGGTCTCTTTTTCGTAGGTAGTGTCGAGTCGTCTTTAGTAGTAGACATAAATATATTCCTTTAAACTTTTACCTTAATAAAAAAGACACAACACTATTACTCTTCAGATAGGTCTACTTAAGTAGTCCTTAGGAGCAAGGTGTGAAGTAGAATTAAGGGAGATTTAAGGTATTTAACTTAATGAATTTATTTAAGGAGTAAGTGTTTTTCATGAGTTAATAACTTAATGGTTTTAACAAAATGATTACCCCTCATGTAGAGTACTTGTTGCTTAAGTAGTGTAGCTTACGGTATACACCTATTATAGCATATTTAGCACCAAAAGTCAACCCTTAAAGTATATCTTTATTCTTCTTTTATTATTCCTTAGGTACTCCTTAGGTATACCCGCAAATATCCACTTGTCAAGCTTTATCTTCACATTAGTACCACTTTTGTTACTTTAGGGATAACAAATAGATAACTTATCTGCCTAAATTATAGGCATAATTACCTATGTTGACCTAAGTAGACCTAAGTAGACCTAAGTAGACCTAGGGAGTCCAAATTGCTTCCCATGTGATCCTGAGTGTATTACAATAATTATCCTTAGGCTCCAGGGGTCCCCCCCCACAACTACATAGGTAGTTACATAGGTCAACATAGGTGTCCTAAGTAACTACATAGGTAGTTACATAGGTCAACATAGGTGTCCTAAGTAACTACATAGGTAGTTACATAGGTAGAACTTGGCATGGTTATTGCATAGGTGCAACATTGGTGCCACCTAGGTACTCCTTAGGTGCATGGCAGGTATGCAGTGGTTGCATAGGTAGACCTAAGGAGTGGCATGTGGATTGCATGGGGAGAACTTGAGGAGAAAGTATGCATGAGTATGGTTATTCTCAGG